CCCACCATCCATTATTTCATCAAGACCTTTGATACCTGTTTTAATAGGTTTTCTAAAATCTTCATCTAATACTGTGTTAATACTTTCAAAGATATCCATACCATCATCTTTGTTATCACCATGTTCTAGTGCTTTTCTAAGGATGGATTCACATTTCTCATAATCCTCTAAATTACCCTTGTCAATAATTTTTTGTATTTCTTTTATTGACTTCTTTAACTCTTGTTGTTTACAAAAAGTCATGGCAATCTCTTGAATCTTTTCAGTATCGTTTAAATTAGCTTCTTTAATCTTGCGAAGTTGAGCGAGTACAAACTTCCTTTGTTGTACATCGCTTATTTCTTCTAACAATCTAAACTCAATACTACCAAAATCTGGTATTATATCTGATTTATTTTTTGCATCTTTAATAGTGGCGGCTATTATTCTTAAGTATTGTTCTTCAAAATAATTTGGGTCAACAATATCAATTATTGAGTTAGCAAATCTTTTATCTGTTAATATTTGTGCCAATAATCTTAATTGGTACTCCATCCCTAAATATCCTAATGTATCCTTGTCTATTTTTGCCATCTATTTGTTTTTAAATTTTAAAACTACTGTATTAATAAATATATTAAAGTGATAACTTATACTATACAATAGTATAATTTTTTTGACTCAAATAATATCTAATCTCACTCATAATAGACGGTATAATTTCTTTGATATCCACAGCATATCTAACTCTTGGAGGAAATAAATTACCTGAAAAACCAGAACTTAAAACCACTTTTTTATCAACTCTAACTTCAAATTGAAAGTTATCAATTTTATCAGTTGTTGTTTCAGGTTTAGTATAATATGGGTTATAATTACTCCACAAATATTCTATTGCTTTATTCTTTAAATGTTTAGGTATAATACCTACTTCACCAAATGAACCATTATTAACACCTACGATACTATCTGCAAGGTCTTTTAATTCTAATGATTTTATAGCATCTTCATTGTAATCTCTGATATTAAGATATCGTTGACATATAATGTGGTCATTTATAAATAACACAAATTCAAATCTTTCTTCATTTTTTTTTGCGTAATCATTTGTGTTTGTTACTTCTGTTGTTTTAGTTTCTGATGTTGCCATTTTTTATTGTTTTAAATTAATTATTTATCTCGTTATTAAACTTTTAAAAGGTATTAAGAAATCTTCGTATCTATATTCACTCATTTCTTTATTTAACCCATCTTTTTTCATCATAACATATATTTTTCTAAATTCGCCTCTTTCTAATGGTTCATTTATCAAATCATGTAATTGTTTAATCCCATCTTCTGTCATCATTGGTTCTTTAAGGTTAACTAATTTATGATTTATTTCATAGATATCTTTACCTTGAACACCTTCAGTGACACCATTAATGATATTATCTAATATCAATAGATTAGGTTTCTTTTCCGATATTCTTTCTAATTTTTGTTTTTTAGCTTCATCTATTATTTGGTTTAAGGTTAATTTACTTTCTTTTAACATCGGGAATAGTGATACCAATTTCTTCTCTCCTAACCCTTTAATACCTTTTATCGTGTCGCTTTTATCACCAATCATTGTTTTAATTAGTGCTGCGTTTTCTTGATGGTAACAAAAGTACGAAGAAAAATTTGATTTATCAACATAATTTTTAATTGCTGGGTCACAAAAATAAATTTGTATCTCATCATCTATTAATTGTGCCATATCTCTATCGTTTGTTACGATAGTTATTTTTTCATTATGTTTTTTATTTAAACAATAATAAGCAATTAAATCATCACTTTCGATGATTTCATGTTTTAATTGTCTGATGTGCATTTCAGCTAAATAATCCCATACTCTATTACGTTGTTGTAACTCTGATTCATCTGTGGGTTGTGTTCCTTTTTTATAGTCTTTACCCCTACCACTTTTGTATGGACTATAGATTTCATATCTTAATTTACCACTATAGTTACCATCCCAGAATACATATACTCTGTGATAAAGGTCTTCAGTTAATAATTTACGGATAACTGTAAGGAATTGATAAATACCACCTATTGGCTTACCTTCTGAATTATACATGCTTTTGGCACCGAAAAAGCCTGTCTTAAACAGGGCATTTCCGTCTACCAAAAGTGTATTTTGTTTTTTTTCTATTATTTCACCATTGCGTGATGGTCTTTTATTCACAGTTCCATTTTTAATGGGTTAAACAATCTATTCTCTAATATCATCACCTTCAAGTGTTCCATCTTCTTCACCATATTCAATTGATGTATCATAACTAACATTTAATGCATCATGTATGAATTTTCTTTTCTGTGTTTTATAAGCATATAGCTCATCTGGGTTGATATATCCATGTGGTGTTGATGCAATAGTACCATTTCTTTCAATGCCTGTAACATGGTTCTTCTCACACCTAATTTTAGCTTCAGTTCCATATTGAAAATCTTGATTCAAAGCTTTAGCTGTTAATTTTTTAGTACCATGTGTTAAAATACCACCAATATGTACAATAATTCTAGAATTAAAGAACATGAACTCACCACCTTTATGTTTAACAACGGTTCCATTCATATTATCTAACCAAATCTTTTGAACACAAATCATTGTATTTGTAAACTCACTATCTTCAGAACGACTAGAAGGTATTTTAAAGTTAACAATTGCTTGGAAAGCTCCCATAGCCCCTGCATTCCACATATTATTACTAGTGTTAGAACAAGCAGATTTATAACAATTAAGCGTCCCAATAGAATCCCATAAAAAACACATATTTTTATTTATAATACCATCCTCTTGTTTTTGAATCATTTCACTAATAAATAATGATACATCTTCAATAACTGGTTCTAACCTAGTTGGTTTTGTCATCATTTTACTTTCTTGATGATTGTAGTTTTTATATCTATTATATAAATCTTTGCTTTTCATCAAAATAAAACCATCTGGTTTTTCTGTTACTTTTCCAGTTTCTTTATCAGTTACTTGAATAAATTTAACACCAACTTGTTTAGCATGTTCTGTATTCCAGTTACCTTCTGTTTCAATAACAATAGCCATATCACCAATTTTTTGACAACCAACAATTGCTTCATAAAAAGCTGTTGATTTACCAGTGTTAGAATAACCCCTTACAAGTGATACAAAACCTCTAGGAAATCCTGGCAATTTTAATGCATCATGCCATGCTTTTGATAATGGAACCCATGATAACTCTTTATCTTTTGGTTCTGAACTAATATTCTCAGATTCTAAAAATGCGTCTAAGTCAAATTCTTTTTTTTCATTCGATTTTTTCTCTGGTTTTTTGGCCATATTTAATTATTATTTAATTTTTATTATTTTAGAAAAAAAAAAAAGGTCTAATTGCTCAGACCTTTTTATAAATTTGATTATTAAAATGGTAATTCATCCGAATCATCATCATCATTGCTTACTGGTGCTTTTACTGTAGCTGGTTTTATATTAGCTTTTACGTTTTCAACACCCATTGTTAATTCAGCTTCGATGTTATCTCCACCATCATTTTTAACTGATTCTTTATCAACAAATCTTTTTTCTTCTTTATTCCATACTGGAACACCACCTTTAACAACGATTTCCATGAAATCATATGATTTAGTAGCATAAACATCTTCCCATGTTCTTGTATCACCTAACCATTCATTAGCGGTATCAGAATCTTCAGGTAATGGTGTTGGGTCCATATGAGATACAGAAGATACAGTTGGCTTACCTAACTGATTTCTGTTAATTGTTATTGACAAATCACGACCAGTAGCTGGATGTGTAAAATCTTTTTTAGTTGCTAATAACACACCTTGGATTTTATCAAGGATTCCACTTTTTGTCCAATCATGTGCAAATCTCCAAAATTTAACACCTTCGTCTTCATGTTCTCTATCAATCACTTTTACAATGTAAAACAATTTAGCATTGTATTTTTTAGCCAATTCTTTGTCTGACTCTTTACCTGTTGCACGTAAAGCATCATTTGCCTCACAAAAAGGACAAGCCTCATCTTTTTCATGTTTTAAACATGGTAATGTTTTCCAATCACCATCAATTTGTACTTTATGAGCATACATTTCAACAAATGGACTAGTTCCATCTTGTGAAGGTAATATACGAATTTGTTTTGTTGCTGATTTAATACCTTCTTTAATGTAAGTATTAAAATAGTTTTTCAAATCATATGATTTGGCTTCAGTTGATTTAGTGTACTTAGGTTTGTTGTTTGCCTCGTACTGCGCTAACATTGCTGCTAGTGGGTTTTTTGATTCACTCATCTTGTTTTTGTTTTTAGGTTTATATATATGTTATTTATTTACTTTTTTAGTTACACAAATATACTAAATTTTGCTCAAAAGTCAAGCTATATCAGCATTTATTTTGTGTATTTTTATAGCATTTAACAGATATTTTTACAAATATACTTTTAATTTATTTATGAAGCAAATAAATAATAAAATAAATGTAATTAAAATAAAAAAGGCCCTAGGGCCTTTAATTAATCATTTTTATTTTTTATTAAATATCCTCTTCTGTATAATCATCCTCTTTAACGCTGAAACTTTGTTTAATATCAGGTTCAGAATAACTAGTGTCAACATCTTTTTGTGTTAGAGTATATTCTTTCTTTTCTTTCTCTTTATCCATAACATCATAAGCACCTTCTTTATCAGCCCAATAATCAGTTAATTTTTGAGAATAAGGATAAGAACTTAAAGAACGCATTTCTAATTTTTCAACTGGAGTTGGATTTCTTTTAATTATCTCTTTTTCTAATTCAGCAATTTTATTAGTAACGGCATCCATACTAGAAAGCCTAGATTCTAAATCTGTTAATTTTTGTAAAAGCATTTCTGAATTTTGACTTGCTTTATCAGCAGCCATTTTAGCCTCTTCAGAGCCCTTAACTAAAGAAGTAACGTCAACTTCTACTTCATCACCAGCAGGTTCTTCAATAGCTGGCTCTTCAATTGCTGGCTCTTCATCAGCAGGTTCTTCTGGTGCTTGTTCATCTTCTGGTGCATCAACACCTAAATCAGAAGCTAAATTTCCAAGTTCATCATCTGTTGGTTCTTCATCAGCTTCATCTAATTCTTCCAAATTACCTAAGATAACATTATCATCTGGATTTGGTACATGATATTCTGGAACCTCTTGTTTACCAGTATAGAAGTTATAGTTTTCTAATAGTTTAAATCTATTAAGTTCTTCTTTAAGTAGTTCTGGATTAAATTTATTTTTCTTTCTCATTTATATCTTAAAATAATAATTGTCTACCGTCTTCGGTAATTATTTTTTTGTTTATTCTTTCTACTAGACTTTTATCGCCTTTTATTACACAAACACCACTAGTACAATCCATATTAGGGTCTTGGTTTTCAGAACCTAAATAACCCTCTAAAGCAGTGTTTAGATTTTTATCTTTAGGTTTGTTTTGTTTATCGTTATAATTATTCATACCAATTAGTTTAAATTGAATGTTATTTTATAATAAATATCATAAAACATTAAAAAACTCTACTAATGTTTAAAAACACCAGTTCTTTTCCTTTTGTGATGATTAATTTGTTTTGATAATCTGACCAATCTATTTTAATAGAACGATATTCAACATTACCTATACTATCACCATGTTTTAAATCTATTATCATATTTAAAGCATTTATTGTGTATAACGCATCACCTTTTTTATGTATTGGTATCGCACTTGGAAATAAATCTTTAAGGTTTAAATTTTTGTTTTCTGGAATTATTAATTTAAAAGTGAGGATATGTTTAGATTCATCGTCTAAATTCTTATAACAAAATACCTTATCTTTTGTTATACTAAATTTGTTCTCAAGATAATTTAAGAACCATTCAACCCTTTCAGGGAATATAAACGAGGCTAGTAGTATTGTTTTCTCCATTTCTTATAGAAAATAAATAAGGTATGTATCTCGCCTTGTTACCAAGCGTTTCAACAGTTTTTTTATATTCTATAAGTATCTCTTTACCCATCAAAAAGTCAGCACTTTTTTGTTTTAATTTGTTTATTAGTTTATCTGTATCAACACCTATAAACCTTAATAATCTTAAATCAACCCCAAATATCAATTTTTCGCCATATATGTATACCATATCATCATTAATATAAGTAATAATATTTTTAATATTATATATTTTTCTTATTATTTTTATGATTGTATGTGGTCTAAATTGTATTGGGTCTACAAATACATAATTTATATCTTTAACCAAATCATTATATACTTTGGTAATAAACCAATCTAAATCTTCAGTAAATTTATCTCTTTTTTCAGTTTTCTTAAATGTCCAATATATGTTTTCAGTAACACATATATCCAATATATCAAAATCTGGATATGCTTTATCGACTAAATTATATCCAACTATTAGCGTAGGGAGACCATGAATTATTTTATCCATGGAATCCACTACATTAAAGTCTTGTGAAACATCTATACTATTTAATGAAACTATATTTGCTACCATAATTATGCAAATCTACTAAATTAATTTATAATATCAAAATTTAATATAGTTACTCATCGGTTCATCAACATTAATATCATATCCATTAATCTTCATAGTAACCGCTATATCTGCAATATAATTTGCTGGGTTATTTGGAACATCACCCCATGGAGCATAAACATTTATATATTGTCTTAATGTTGGTGAACCACCAGCATAATTATATGGTCCACTAACATTATATTTAACACCAGCAGCTTTTAATACAGCATTGGTTTCAAGTGTATGACAGTTAGCGTAATTAATTGATGGTGAATCACCTAATGATGCTGTTTTTTCTTTCAATAATGTTTCATATTTTTCCCAACCACCTGACCATGTTTCAAATTTTTGGAAATTCTTTTTTGAACCGCAAGTGCCACCAACTAAATTACCAGGGTTAAAACAACTATAAGTGTTTACCCCAAGCCCTTCAGCTATTCCTTGTGATAATGCTAGCACACCTGTTTCTGTTAATTTGTTAGTTTTAAAATCATAAAAAGATGTTACGGTTTTAAAACCTTCAAATGAAGCTATTTTATTAGCATCTGTTTCAGTACCATTTAATAGTTTTTCTATCGTTGTTTTATAACCAAACCCACTTGTTTTATCTGGTTCTCTACCACCATTAGGTGGGCAACCTAAAGGTGTTGTATCTGTTGCGGTAATTTCAATAGTTCTTAATAAAGATATATATAAATCACTAGCTTTTGATATTGGTGTTTCTGGGTTTCTTATTCTAACACCAGTGAAATTGGTAGACATACTATTAGGTTTTATACTATGTGTTACATGTGTTATCATATAAGCACCATGAAACATTGGTATATTATCTAACTGAAAATACATCATAGGTTGAATCATGGCATTACCCATCATTTCAACTTGTGCTTTGTAACTTCTAACACCGTATACACTATATAAGTTTTGACCACCAAAATGTCTTTGATTTTCAGAGCCTGTTTTAGATATATCATCAATTATTTTTAATGATTCTTCAGTTTCCGTGAATTCGCTTTGGTCTAATATAATGTCTTTAAAAATATTTTGATTTTGTTGACTATACGCTACTTTAAATACCGCCACATTATTTTCATAATCTTTGCTTTCTTCTGCAAAATCACCTGGTAAGCCTAACAAGTTACCATCTTTACCACATTGAACATCGAAACCATCGTTTTCATAGTCTGAACCATTAAAATCTAAATGTTTAGATTTTTGCCCAACATAAACACACACAAAACTAGGTCCACAGATACCATTTTCAATACTATCTTTATAAGAATATGGTTCGAATAAGGATTCCATAACTTCTCTATCATTATAGTTTATAAATGATGGTAATGCTATAAAATCAAAATTATTTGATGCTAATAAGTTTGTAACACAATCATAAAAACTTGAATTTGGGTTTTCTTTTAAATACGTACCTATTGGTGTAGGGTCAACATAGAAATCGCTACCTATATCTTTAAATGACCTAGTTACAAATCTAAAACTATCAATAAGTTTAGGTGTTATAGTATTTCTATATTCTTTAGCTAATTTTATATCTTTACCATTTCTTGTTGGTTCTGGTTTTTCATCAAAAGAACCACATTGAAACATTATATTTTTACCATCTTTTGCACCACCAATCCATTTATCATATATGTTTTTACAATTTCTATATAATTGAAATTTAATAAACTCATCACTATCAGTTCCAAATACTTCTTGTTTAGTTTTGCTTTTTATATCTTCCTCTAAAGGTTTATTTTTAAAAACATCTTTAATTGCTTTTAAATAAGTATTTAAAGTTTCTTTTGTTGTAGTTGTATCAACATAAATATCTTCACCAGATTTTGTTGGTTTTTCTTTCCATATATTAGGACCAGAATTAACAATTATTGATTCCTCTTTCATGGCATTAATTATTGCTCTTATAGCTGTATTTGATTCATAATCGCCTTTTAATTCTAAAAATAAAGCATCATTATAGCTAGTAAGATTTAGGAAATTTTTGCGGTAAAAATATTGCACTGGCAATATTGAATTGTACTTTTCAGTATTTAATAAATTATTATACAAATTTTTATTAATTATATTTGCTGAAACAGTTTTATTATCATTTTTTTTAAAAGAAGATTCATAAAATTCATCTATAAATTTCCTACATTCAAAACCATCTTTAAAAATCTCTAACCCATTTTTAATATTTGCCCAAATATTTCCATTACAAAACTCAAAAAAAATTATTTTAAATTCATTTCTAGCCTGTTCTGGCATATACAATAAACAATCACTAAATGAACCTGGCCCATTAGGGTAACCATCATATTTAGCACCTATAAGTTTAAAAGTTTCAACCCTTTCTGCCTCATCAGTAGCTGCTTCATAATATATTGTTTCTATTTCACCTTTATCATTAGTATAAGATAAATCCCATCTTATCACATCTTTCCATTTTTTTGTTGTTGGGTCTATATTATCAGCCCTCCATAATAATCCTCCAATATATGCGCACCAAAGTGTTGGGGCATGAATAAAACCACCAACTTTATTAAACATATTGATTATTTCTGGTTTTTCAAATGTTTCACCATTAAATGGTAATGTGTTTAAAAATAAAAGAGCTTTTGCTGGATTTCCGTTATTATAATAAAATTTGCTACCAAATAAACTAATGTTTGTTTCTTTTGGGTTTATAATACCCAAAACACTAGCTTGTTTTAATCTGAATCTGTTTTCAATGTATGGGTATGTTATATTCGTATCACCATTTGATGTTGAATTAAAAAATTTTCTATTGAAGCCATATCCATCATGTATGTTTACATCAGCACCATTAATTTTTACTTTTTTTAATTCAGTATCTGAATCTGCTAGACTTGCGGTTAAATTAGGATAATCAATATCAATAGGTAATAAATCTAATTTGCTATATGCTCTATTATAACTTAATGAATTTGAATTCTGATTTTTTTCATCTTTATTTAAATTTGTATTAGAATAAAACACAAACCTAAGTGGTAAATTAACCAATGATGTATCTTCATAATCCATATTAACAAATTCCTGAATACCATATATACCACCAAAAACATTATACCCTGTACCTTTTGTAAGGTCAGTAATTTTAAATATATTTTCAATTGCTATATTATTTTCTGATAATTTTCTATCTTTATATTCATTATATTTAGACATAGTTAAAATTTTAACATATGACCCACCATCATCTGGTTTGATTATTTCACCAGATAGATTACCTTTATACCCACTTCCATAATTTGTTAAAAAAACATTACCACCAGCACTAATTTTTTTTAAATCAGTTATATTTCTACTCCAATTACCTAACTGAAAACTTTCTGTTATTGGTATTATCCTTCTTTGATTATCTGTATATGTATAACCTATAATAAAACCTGCCTTATCTAAAATAGGTGTTGTTACAACTGTATCATTAAATATATAATCATATGTATATTCACCACTAAGAACCTTCATAGTTTCAGGGGTTGTAGGGGTTTTGCTAATATCTTTAGCAATTCCCTCAACACTAACCACTCCAGCAAATACATTATCAGCCTGATTTTTAAATGACTCTATAACAGCTTTTTTTACATCTTGTTTTAAATTTTTATCATTTATTATAGCATTAGCCTCAGCTGTTGCCATAGCTATTATTGCAGCAGAATCATTATTAGACAAAACAGTTTTATCATTTGTATAACCTAAGAAAGTCATAGCTCTTATAACTATCAATCTTATAACATCAATATTAGTTGCGTTTGATGGTAATCTAGAATATGGAGATACTTTGTCAAATAAAATAGTATCAAATGCATTAACTGGCAACCACACACTGTTTTCAACATTTAAATTTAAAGCCGCATCATTTTCAGCTTTTTTAGCCTTTACAAAAGCGTTTAATAAATCATCAATAAATGCCAATTCAGTTACGTTACTTGGTGTTTTTAATACACCATAAGAACCTAAGTATTTTTCTTTATAACCTTCATTTTGAACCTTTTCTCTATAATCTGGCCATGGGTAAAATTTTTCACTTACTTTTGCTTTTTTATCAGAATTTTTTGGGTTATTAAAAGCGGTTTTTAATTCTTCTTTTCTTGTTTTGTTTTCTTCTGCTTCTACTGACACATCATAAATAACTGATAATAAAACTTCAACAGCAACTGTAAAACATTCAACTATATTCCTTACTGTTGATTCAAATCCAAGCCCCTCTTTAAGTACTTTACCAATTGATATTGCTAATTCGTTTTCTGCTTTACCTATTTCTAATGTTATTGATTGACCAACTGTATTAATAGTATTATATTGCTTATTCATATTATAAACAAAAAATGTTATGGTATCACCTATAATACCTACTCTATCACTAACATCACTAAGTTTAGGTGTTGTTGTGTCATTTAGCGATTTAAATAAATATGCGTTTCTATCTAAGGTAGTAAAATCAGTTAAGTTTAATGCAAATCCGAGAGGAGTAGCTTTTTTATTATAACTATCTATTATAGATGTAACACCTCCAATATACGTATCTTTACTAGTTTTTTCACCTTCATAATCAGTTGATACAATATATCTATATGGTTCATAACCATTTCTATCAGGAATCGCATCAATATCACTACCAAATCTCTCTATTTGGCCTTTAATTGAATCCAAATCACCAAGTATTTGTTTTAATGTATTAACCTTAGCTGCATTTGGGTCATTACCACCTATTTTTTTTAATTTACTATCTAATTGACTTATTTCAATCATTAAATCATTTAAGTTTAATAATTTTGGATTTTGTTTTATAAGTTCATCGTATTTTGCAGCTCCTCTAGCAGTGTATGGAATAACTTTAAGTATACCTAATAACATATCAGATAACATAGCATATGTATACCCAATAAAGTTTGCTGTAATCTCAAAATTACCAGTTTTCGAGTTAAATTTTGAATTGAATTTGGTCATGTGTAAACAATACTTAACAGGTTGACCATAATAACCTTTTATTGTTAATTCATATAACGGATAAGGTAATTGAAAAAATACTGAATATTTATTTTCTTTATTATTTAATTCTGTTTCATTTTGGAAAATACTGCTACCTCTAACATCTATGAATTGTATTGTTATTAGCGGTGCAAATGATGAGTTAAAATCAACTTCAATATTTGTAATACCTAAATTTTCACTATCACCAACCCCTTTATCTAATACAGTGGTTAAATCAGTATATTTTGTTGTTAATACTTTTTTACCACCAACATTACTTCCTTCAATAAAAGTAACAGATACTGTTTTAGAACTATCAACATTTTTTGATTCCCCTTCAGCTGCTAATATTGTTCTTCCTTTTTTAAAAGTTTTTAATTGTACTGATATGTTCAAATCTTCTAAAGGAACTGATATATTATCAAAAGAACCTTGTCCAGAAAAATTATTTGGGTCTATTAAACTTGTTTTACCAGCACTACATCCTATTCTATTCGCCATAAAGCTTTATATGATTATCTAATTCTATTATATATCTTTGTATAGCACTATCATAAGGATAAGGTATTCTTATCAATGATAAATCTGGTATATTAAATTCTAAACCACCAAATTGTGGATTAGCTAACATAATTAACCATCCGCTATACGGATTAAGATAATACATATTACTCATTTTGTCAAGTCTACTTGACCCTTGTTTATAAACTACTTGTTTATCTGATGTGGATACTGGTATTGTTATACCAATAACTGGTTTCATATTAGCGTCATATCTAAATTTACCGTAACGGTCATAATAGTTAGCCATGTTTTTTTAATATATTTAAGTTAATGTTATTGGATTTCAGGTAAATTTATAGGTTTACTAAAAATATCAAGACCTGCATATCTTACTGTTAATGTATAATTACCTGGTTTAAGACAATAAGAGCCACTTTTACAATATTTTATGTATGGAAATCCAGTACTAGTTTTAAGCTCACCTAAATAATAGTTGTTAAAAAATAAGTTTATACTATTTTGAAACTTGCTATCATATTCAATAGCTGATTCAAAGTAATATGTAGAATCTTCAACACCTTTTATTGTTATTATTATATTCTTATTAATAAATTCTTTATATTGTTCTTCTGTCATCAACATAGTTCCATTAGTATCAAATATGTTTTTTTGGTCTAATTTAACACCTATTATGTATGAAGTTTCAGAATCACTAACCTTTATTGTGTTAATATCAACTTTATTAATACCAGTAATTCCAGTTATTGCCGCTCCTGTCGAACTTGGAAACTTAGCTATTTTAAATGTTGTATCTAAACTAGTCTTTATTTGGTTGAAATCATAAACAGATGGTGTACCTATAGTTGTTTTAACACCTTTATTTAAATTACCACCGTATTGACTAGTCGCATCATTAGCAATTTGATATCCACCCAATTTATCACTAGTTACTGCTTTCTTAGTTAAATAATCAGCTCTAACATCGTAAACTTGAGTATTTGCAAAATAATTAAACGATAATGCGTTTTGTAATTTATTTATTGGACCCATTAATGTTGAACCACCAATCATTTTAAATGACATATTAACATTTGCAATCATTGGTTGTACACCTATACCTTCTGGATTAAGGTCCCATACCAACGGTTCATAGTCAATACCTATATTATCAATAACAATTTTAGTATTATAAAAATCACCAATCCTAAGTATACAAACAGGTGGTCTACCAAATGCTAAGTTATTAGCTCCTTGGTCTTCAAGTGTAGGACCTTGTCTTGTACATTGTAATAAGAATGTTAATCTAGAGTTTAATCCTTCAGGTGTTGTTGAATGGAATGCTGGATGAAAATATTTTATCCTATCTCTAAATGAATCAAAAACAAAATAATCATTTTCAGTTAATTTTTGAAAATATGTGCACTCATCATAAAATGGATTTATTTTTGTTGTTGTTGTGAATGTTTTTTTAACGATTACTGAATCAAGAGGACCATTATTTAAACTATAATCAACACCAAAAATAATAGATACAAATCTAGCTTTTTTACATTCATCACCATCTTGGTTATCAGTATCTTCATCACATTGAGGAACACTTTCAGTGCCACCTATTTCAGATTTAAGTCTTTTTTTCCTATCATCATCGGTAGTAAAAACACCATTAAGTAATTCTTTAACCGTTTCTGCTCTCTTTTTAGCTAAAACTTCATTAGCCGAATTTGTTCCTTGTGAACTAGAATATCCTTTAATTGTTATCGTACAATTTGGACATTGACCATCTGGTCCTAATTCTGTTTTTAATTTTTCAATAAAAGAAGGGTCTGTAATCCCACTATATGAATTACCATATATTGTTAATTCTTTATTAAGCCCAAAATTATATTTATCATTATATGTTTTCTTACTAGTAACTTGACCAGCCATATATCCAATACCAAAAGTATATCCGTTACCACTTTCTATTTTTTTGGTTCCTGGGTTTTCTAATCCATTTTCATACTTTGGAACATATGTATAAACATCATTAGGAAAATAAATTTTTAACTCAGTATTTGCAGGTTTTGTTTGTGAATTTACAGCTAATTTTCTTTTATCTGTTGGTTTATATTGAGTAATTACATCAGTAAGCTCTACAGTTGTTAATTTATTACTATATGCAGTAGTTGGGTCTAACTCACCAGCAAAAAATGAAGCAACATAATTATCTATTGGTGATGAACCATTTCCACCTAAAGCACTACTAAATGAATTAGCATAACTTGGATGGTCGACAACAACTTTAAAAGATAACGTACCACTTCTTTCAGTATTACTATATGTGTATACTGATTCACCTCTACCTATGAATTTATTTGATTCCCATTCAACACTATTAGATTCACTAAATTGAATGTCATATGGTGGAAACCACATTATCCTACCTTTTTTACCAGTCAACAAATCACCAGGTCCTCTTTCACAAGGTAATAAATTAAAATATTCATCATTCCATGCAAGATTCTCAATAGAAAACATATATTTTTTAGGGTCATCTTTTTGCATATCATCTGCATATGGCGCTATTTTAGGATAACCATTATCATCTAATATACTACCTTCAATATGATTTCTATATGCTATTTTGGAATCTAAAGCTTTATTCCTTACTAATTTTTTTACTGTATCGTATCTATCATAATGTGTCCAACTTCTACCAAATTGATTAGGGTTTGTTGTTCCAACATAAGTTCCGTTATCAATATTAAAATTTGAACCACCAAGTACGGCACTACCTCTTGAAATAGCACCAGCATTTGTTGTTTGTATTTGACTATCAGTTACTACAACATCTCCCTTTGCTGATATTATATTCTTCATACCAACACTATTAAATAGTTTTTGTGTTTTTACCAATAATGATTTTTTATTATCATCATCATCAAAAAAATCATCAAGGAGTCTGAAATATCCATTATAGCCATTAACTGTGCCAGCTTTTCCTTTCCATTTAAATCCATTAGGTTGACTATCAAATCCAGAATCTGCAAGTTTACCATCCCTGTCAATTGACATATTTGGTATTGTTTTATCATCAGATTTTAATAAATCAATCAAATGACCTTGCCCATTTGAAAATGCATATATATTATAAGCTACTTCAGTTGCATCATCTCCGTTTGCATAAGCAGGTGCATATCCACTTCTAAATGAAGTAACATTTGGTTTGTCATATTCACCAGTTCCACCTAGATTTGTAGTTGCTTGTTTTATTAATGATACAAATTGACCCTTACCAGTGTTTTTAATCATTGAATTTGCTCTAGATACATTTTCAACGTCACCACTTTCACTTGAAAATATTGAACCTTCAGGTTGTAAATAACTTCTAGGTATTGTAAATCCTAAAACGTTAACAACACTTTGAAGGGTTTTACCTAAAGTAGTTTCAGGTACTGTAATTGAGTAATTAGGTCTAAACCCAGCTAAACCATTTCCTTTTACAAGACTTAATATATTTTCTTTTATATTAAGCTTACCTAGAATTGATTGCTGTACGTTAAACGCAGCGTTATTTACAAGTAGTAATGCTAATTGTTTTCCACCAATTATACCTAGATTTGTATCTGCAATAGCACCAGTTGCTCCAAGAACTCTACCAGCTAATGAACTTCTAATATCAAAATTTGGTATTGGATTTGGATTATTAAGACTTCCAAGACCTATTCCTTGACCATTAGCTAAACTACCAATAATATCAGCAGCTTGTATTCCAGCACCACCACCTTGATTTAAACCACCAAATTGATTTAGATATCCTTCATTTTTAACAACATTACTATGTGATTTTAAAAAACTATCAGATGTATATTTGTTATCAATGAATTTAGATATATCTACTTGTTCAGAAGTAACATTATATAAGTTTTGAATTGTTACTTTTTCTTTAAAACCAGCAGATGTTGTTTTAGATAATAAACCATATTCATCTATTGTTTCATTTGGTTTATTTGGATATGTTATTGTATAGTTTAAAGGAAAATATGAATTACCAAAACTAAATGTAAAATTACTATTATTAATAGAAGTGGTATTATCTTTTCTAATAAAAGATATAGACTTTAAATCATCATCAGTAACATTTCTAAATTGATTGTTTTTTATATTATTTAAATCTCTATATGATTTACCAAAAAATAAAATATCACTATTTGTAGGTAGTCTATTAACACCTTCATTAACTATTGTATCAAGTACTGGCTCACCAATTGAAGCACTACCATTAACATTTGAATTAATATCAAAAAATTGTTGATATATTTCACTCCTATCTATAGGGAATATGTTTCTATATAATAAATAATCTCTGATACCACCTGGGCTTATACCATTAATTGTTATTGGACCTACTGTTGGACCAGCAGCAACACTTGTAATAGTATTTTTAGTACTAGGTGTTGGTGAATTAGTGTCATAAAAAGGAAAATTTTTTGGCATAATTAATTTATTTATATATAAATACTAGTGTAATGTAATTTTTAACAAAATAAATACTTATTAAAACAAATTTGTATATAATAAAAAAGACACCAATTGGTGTCTTAAATTAATTCTAAAATAAAAATATATTAATTATTTTACAAATTCAAATTTTTTAATTTTATCTCTAAATTTGATAGCATCTTCAAAATTATGTGTTGGAACAGCTTTTTCTAATTGAAGTTTTAAACTAGTAATTTCTTCTCTATTTTTTTCGTATGTTGTAATTTCATCTCTTAATCTAACAGCTTCTTCATAATTTTGATTTTCAACAGCTTTGGTTAGAGATTCTCTAAGTTGATATATTGTTGAATCAACTTTTTTATATGTTGTTTCAGAAGTTGGTGTATTTGTTGTATTTTGTGTTGGTGTATTTGTTTTTTCAAAAGAAGGTGTTGTATACCAATTATTGGTATCAGACCCTGTTGTTGTTAAATATGATGATTGTGTATAAGAACCATCTTTTGTTGAATATGTTGTTCTATACCATTTAGTACCATCTTCATTAACTCCACTTTCTGTCTTTGTTTCACCAACATAGTTTGAAGGTGTGTAATTTGTTAGTGGTGAATATACAGACTCTAATCTTTGTGCTTCTGTAATAATTGATTCAATAAAATTTGAAATTGTTTGATTTTTTCTTGTAAACATAATTTTCCCTTTATACTTTTAAATTATTATTTATATATTAATATTATTTATATATTATATATATATTTTATTTTTATTTAATGCAAATTAACCGTTTTTAAACCACATTGTCAAGTAGTATGATGATATTTTTAATAATATTATTTAAATTATTTAATAAGTTATTAATTATCAACCTTTTAAAATTCCTTGATTAATTGCTTTTTGTTTTTGAACATGGACAGTTCTTGCAATATCTCTCTTAAAATGTTCATTATTTAACAATTCTTTTGCAATTATAGTACTTTGACCATCACTTGTTTTAACAACCAGGTCTTCAAATTTAAATATCAACGGACTAAATTCAATTTTAATGTTTTTAGTTTTATTTGTGTTTTCTTTATTATTATCTTTGGTACTAACTATGTTACTTAAAAAGTCCATAATACCTCCACCTGGTTTCATTGCCAATAAATCATCTTTATTATCAATTGGTGTTATCTTACCACCTTGCATTAAAGCTCTATCTTTTGAAAAAGCACCACCTAAATTAGGTTTTAAACTAAATTTAGCATCATTTACAGGTGAATTAAATATAGCATCATTAGCAGGTTTATTATAATCATCAGCCATACCACCAAGGTAACCACCAGCCATACCACCTAAAGCCATTCCTATCGGCATAGGTATACCTATAAGTTGACCAAAAGCACCAACACCAGTACCTATAGCAGAACCAATCATAGCACCTTTACCACCACCACCAATTGCCGTACCAACTCCCAAACCAGTTATTGCTCCACCAGCAGCGCCAAGTGTTTTTCCAGCAGTACTAGCCATAGCCCCCATACCTCCTTGCATGAACCCTCCTAATTTTGTTCCAGCTAAAAATCCTTGAGACAATAACAATCCATTAGCAATCCAACTAGCTTTTTCAAATAACCAACCAATAGCTTTACCTGTTAAAAATAAAGCTAATGCGCTCTTAGGACCTATAGCTAATACAAACTCACCAACACCCTTAACCATCTCTGCACCAAATTTAACAAATTCGCCAATGGATACACCTAACTCTTTTAATTCACCAGTGAATTTTTCATCATGAAATTGTTCAACCAATGGTCCAAGCACTGAATCAATACCATCAACAATAGGCATCATAGTAACCTTAATCATGTTAATCAAATTGGTTACTTTTTCATCGAAAGTAATAGAAGCTTTTGCTCTATCTGCCAATTCTTGTTTTGCAATCATTTGATTTTTAATCAAATCTTTACTAACCTTATCAAGATATTGTTTATCACCTTTCATATCAATGATAAATGCTTTTCCTTTTTCATCCATTTCAGCGGTACTAGTTAAGAAGTCTTTAATTTCTTTACCTTCTTTACCACCACCAAAACTAAAACCAATTTGTTGTTCTATTTTACTAAATTTAGCAGCGTTTTTACCAGCTTTTGCCAAGTCATCATATGAAACACCTGTTTGTTCAGCTATTTTACGTAACTTATGCATCTCTAAAGCTGATATTTCAAATTCTTTAGTTTCAGAGTTAAAATGAGCCGATGAAGCAGCTGCATGACCCATTGCTTCAGTTAACCCTTCCATGTCATTACGAGCCATGTACATCAGCTTAAATGGGTCAGCTAATTTAGCCCATTCGCCACCCATAACTTGCAATTGTGCAGACATATCAACAGCACCTTCAATATCAAACAACTTTTCAGCCATTCCAGCAACAAAGTTCATATCAACACCTAATTTAGATGTTGTTTGAGCCATTTTAGCTAATCCTTTAATACCACCCTTAAAACCATACTTATTCAACAACTTCATGTTGTTCTGAATGTTTTTAACGACCTTAGACGTGTTAAGACCCATCTTAGTGGAGTCATTCATGGTTTGCTTCATGAAGTTAGCTGTACGCTCAGCAGATAAGCCCTGATTATTCATTTCAGCTGTTAACTTACCAGCACCTTCAGCGCCTAATCCAGTTGCAACACCCATTGCGGATATTGCTTCTAAACCAGAATTACCCATCATTACTGTTCTACCTAATTCTTCACTATATGATGATTGTAATTTAGATAGTTCTTTAACACCCATACCCCATTTAGTAGTCGTTAATGCTGATTCACGAATAGATGTGGATAAACCCTTCGCTCTTGCACCAACCAATCCCATATCCAAGGCAGATTGTTTAATGGCTTTATCCATTTCAAACAATCCATAACCTTTTAATTTACCAAAAGAATTTTGAAAAAGACCAGGTAATGAACCAAATCCCTTAGCAATACTAGCGCCCATAGCGCCAAATGTCATCTTATATTTGTTAGCGTCTTTAAGATTATCTCTTAATACTTTTCCTTGCCTAACTAGTTCAAGAGTTTGTTCCCTAAGTGCATTTAACTTATCTTGTTCATCAATTTTAGCTTGGCCATGAAGTTTATTGATATTTTGTTGTAACTCTGCCTGAATCTTTCTATTACGAGCAATGGTTTCATTTATATCATTAGCAGTTTTTAATGCTTTTATATAACCATCTAACCCACTGTTGATTTCCTGTTGTTGTTCAGCTTGCTTTTTTAATAAATTAAGGACTTTTTCTATTTCATCTGGTGTCAATGCCATATAGTTAAATTATTTTTTTGTTTTATTTTCTATTGGTTTATAACCATCACTTTCATTTTCTTTATATAATTTAATAAACACATCTTCTTTAGGATATTCTTTCGATAATTTACCATCAGATTTTGTAGTATATTTTATTACATTGCATTTATAAACATCTTCAATATTTGTTTTAGATTTAACAATTACTTTAAACTTTTCAGCTTTATTATCTATAATGTAATGCTCATCACCAGTTTTAAATCTTCTAACAACACCATAATATTTTTTACCTGTGTCTAATTGAAATGATTTTGAATCATATGTAATGCTAATAGGTTTTTGATAAGGTTCAAAAAATACTTTTTTACCCATTATAAATTCAGCGTTTAAATCTTTTTGTACTTTATTTCTACTGTAATCATTTATTAAATCTAAAGTATGAATTATTCCTTTACCATATGCTTTTTTACCCTTAAGAGCAGCCATAAAATAATTCAAAACACCTTGGCTCTTTTTATCATAAAAAGCTTTTTGTAATAATGGGTCTTTTAAAATTAAATCATAAGTTCTTTTTAAATCAGCAGCTATTTCTTCCTCAGATTTTTTTTCTTCTTCTTCTGGTTCTTCACCAACTGGTAATTCTTCACCATCAGCTTTTGGTTCTTCTTTTTGTTTTGGTGGTTCAACATTGGTATCAAATTTTTTAACTGGTATTACAAAATCAGTTTTTTTATCTGTAGCTCTATCATAACTAACACCTTTAAACATTAATTGACCATCTTCTTCATAAAATGGATTGCTTGATAAATCTATTGTTAATATAATAGATTTTTGTTTAGGTTTTGGTTTATTCTCTACCTCTTTATCTTGCGTTGGTTTAACGTTCCAAGACATTTCTGAATCATCAGCCTCATTAATTGGTATACCATGCTTAAACAGCTCTATTTCTATCTCATTTGCTGTTTTTCTAGTAACAATACCATCCCATTTGTTTTTACTATCAATATAAATGTGTTTATCAATAGGTGTTGCTTTTAAACGGTCATAATATATATTTGCTAATCCACCAACTGTGGTATCAAATTCATGTTCTAATTCTTTTTTATCTAAT